GTGACATCTCCTACAGGCAGTGATACGGGCGGCGAGACACCGGACCAATATATGGCGGAGCGCCGAGCCCGTAATGAGAAACTAAGAACACCGCTTTAGGAGTAATATATTATGGGACAACAAATGTACTTAGGGGCAGACGCTCAGGGTGGTTATTTTACAAACCCCCGCCTGTCCAAAAAATTGAGGCACGCGCTTGAGCCGCTGTGCAAGTTCAGGCAGTTCGTTGATACCAAAGAGGCTTTTGGTAAGCACGCCGGCCAGACCGTTATCTTTAACAAGATCAGCAACATCTCAACTGCTGGCGGCACTCTGGTCGAGACGAATACAATGCCGGAGCATCAGTATTCCGCAGCGAGAGGGACTATCTCCCTGTCTGAGTGGGGCAATGCTGTACCGTTTACGTACAAACTGGATGCACTTAGTGAGTGGCCTGTTGACGATCCTACGCAGCACGTTCTGCGTAACGATATGGTCCAGGTCCTCGATAAGGCTTGCGGATTGCAGTACAAGCTGACGTGCAGGAAGTATGTGTGTCTGACTACGGCGACCGGAACTATGGAATCTCGTGCTGAGGGTAACACCTTCGCAACGAGTAATATAGCAAAGGTCGGCCCGGCAGTTTATCACCTTGAAGAGTGCGTTGACTGGCTTCGCAGTCACAATATCCCGCCTTACAACGGCGAGGATTATGTCGGTATCTTCAGCGTCAATGCGTTGAGGACTATCGCTCGTGACGGCGCCTTTACAGAGGCGGCCAAGTACGGCGATCCCAACAGACTCTTTGCAGGTGAGGTTGGCCGTATAGCCGGTGTGCGTTGCGTTCGCGAGACCAACTATCTTGCGAATACGCTCGGTAGCTCTTCTGGTACGAACGCTTTGGGTGAGGGTATTATCTTCGGTGCGAACTCTGTTATCGAAGGTATTGCGCTACCTGAAGAGTTGCGTCAGAAGATACCAACCGATTACGGTCGGTCCAAAGGACTCGCCTGGTATGCCCTTCTTGGCTGGAAGAAACAGTACAAGAGCGCCGATAGCGGGCAGGACGATCACGCCATTCACATCACTTCAACGAAGTAGAAAGGGGGTGTACGATGGCTTACGATTCTGCAAGATATCAGGTAAAGCATACCCTTCCGAATATTCGTGCGACGTTCGCCGGGGCGCTTAAGGGCACTACAGCGAGCAACACGAATCAACAGACATCTGCTGACGCCATTGACCGTCTCGAATTCTTTCAGGCGATCAAGTTGACAGGTTTCAAGGTTCTACCTGAGGTTCCACCGGACGCTACGACTCATGCAACGAGCATGACTGTTTATGGCGAATTGTGTATGGGTACGGTCACACTGGCGAGGGCTTCAATTGGCACTGTGGCCGGTGTAATGGCTAACGGAACTATCGTTGTGTCGTCTCTCGCTTCTGGTACGGGCCTCAATATCAGGGCTTCTGTAACAGGCTGGGACGGCACGGTCCAAACAGTTGCGCCCGGGTGTTTCAGGGCGTATATTGAGTATCAGGAAAAGGTTTAGGAGTAACTATGTGGTCACCGGATATGCCGGAAGGATATGCGTCAAGGAAATGCAGGTACAGGATAGCCTCGATGTGCCGTGGATACGGACTCGACTTGAGCGCAGCGGACGAAAAGATAATCAAGAGCGCAATTGGTATAGGCCCTAAGAATTCAAAGGCTGAGTTGGCGATTGATCTATCGGCCAATAACGCGCTTGGAATCTTCGCAGATTGCGCTTTCGATTACGTCTACGACGCTCATCAATTGGGCAATTTCACAGCTACTGATGCGGTTATAGCCGAATGGTGGCGTGTGATTAAGCCCGGTGGTTTTCTTATTCTGTACGAGCAGGACAAGGACTATTATCCTCACGTCGGCACATCCGGTGCATCACCTCAACGTCGTCGAGACCTTTATTGGGAGGATGTCTGGGACGTACTTAATAACTTCGGCAATGCAGAGAAGGTGTCCGCAAGCAGACACAACGAATCGAACGAGTTCTCCTGGCAGCTTATTGTGCGTAAGGAATTTGCTTCGATTACCGATCCCATTGAGTCGCTGTCACCGGACCCACATACAGGCCAGATATGCCTGCCTCGAACCAAGGTGACTGATAAAGAGGCTCTTGTAATCCGATGTGGCGCTCTTGGCGATACGATCTGGGTGACGCCAGTTTTTCGCAAGTTGAAGGAAGAGTGCTACCACACTGTAATGTGCTGCACGGATTACAACGCGCAAGTACTGAAATGCAACCCCAATATTGATGAGTATATCATCCACCATGAGGCGACTGACATTCCGTATAGAGAACTGCCTAACTACTGGCAGGACCTCGCCGAGGGCTTTGAAAAGGTTATCAATCTTACTCAGAGTATCGAGGGTGTGCTTGTGAAGTGCGAAGGCTCGGACGAGTACACATGGCCTAAGGAGAAGAGGCACGCTGAATGCAATGTCAATTACGTCGATAGAACGATGGAGATTGCAGGTTATCCCGGTATGAAGGGCGAAAAATGCGAACTGTTCTTCAGTGATATTGAGGAAGAGTTGGCGAAGATGTATCGTCATGCACGGGAGGACAAGTTTATCGTATTGTGGGGAATGAGTGGTTCGGGTTTCTATAAGACTTATCCGTGGGCCGAATATGTGGCAACCGAATTCGCTCTCGCTCACAAGGACGATGTACACATAATTACAGTCGGCGATGAATCGTGCAAGATTCTCGAATGGCAGAATCAGGTGACGGCTAATAAGTGCGGCGTCTTTACGGTACGCCAGTCGTTCATAATGACGAAGTACGCCGATCTTGTTGTAGGGCCGGATACCGGGATACTCAATGCCGCAGGTTGCTACGACACACCAAAGATACTCCTGTTGAGCGCAGCGTCAGAGGAGAACATCTGCAAGTACTGGGAGAATGTTACTCCATTGTCCTCTGGAGAGTGTGAATGCCAGCCATGCCACAAGTTGATCTACAGTAATTCGTGTCCGAAGGGCACTATCGCCGGTATCGCTCCGAAATGTATGGAGCATTTGAGGCCGGAGGATGTCCTGGCCGCGATGGAGAAGGTATTTCAGGAATGGAAAACGAAACGCACGCTTATCGTCAACGAAAAACGTGTATGTGCTTTCACACTGGCCGATTCGGTTTTAACGCATCGACTGGCTAATCGTGTGAAGAAATCGTTCGAGAAGTTTCATCCGAATATTCCGTTCTACATATACGATTGCGCAGACGAGAAGACGCTGTTGGGTGAAGTAAGAGAATCCTCGTGTGCTTGCAAGGCGTTTGAGCTTCGCCCTCGTTTTTGCGAAATGTTAATGAAAGATTTCGATACAGTCATCTACCTTGACGCCGATACGGTTGTTACAGGCGAGCTTACGGAATTCCTCATGCAGGATTATGACGTAGCCGGGTCGTTGAATATAGGCGAAGCGATCTATCTTAACGCCGGCGTGGCTGCCGTATCAAGTCTGGAGTTTTGTCAGGAATGGACAGAGTTGATGTACCGGCCAGACGGCGGTCGATCAAATCAAACTCACTTTAACGAACTAGCTAATTCCGGGCGGTATCGGCTCAAGATAGTTGACGAAAAGGATGTGTACTATAACGAACGGTCGAGGCCATACTGGAAGGAACTACGAGTTGATGGCGAGAAACTTGTATGCAAAGGTCGGATTGTTAAGGTTCTGCACTTTGCTGGTGGAGTAGATCGGATGGAAAGCAAGCTATCCTCCGCTGACTTCTCCGACGAAGTAAGGATATTTCTTGACGCTATTACCGGAACGCACGATTTTACAACAATCAAAGGCGAGGAGGTATCGGCATGGAAATGATTGAAGCCGAGAGAAGAGGTATCGTCTTTGCCGGTTACGATTGCGAAATCGCTTTGGGCGAGAAGGTAGGTTGCGACCAGTACTTCCAGCAGGTGCTAATGGAATTCGGTCTGCGATATCTTCGGGGTACGGCAATAGCCATTCAGAATCCCGATGGTGATGGCATATACAACGCTGAGAAGCTGATGCGAAAGTTCCTCAGTGACGAACCGATAGACGTCGCTATCGAGGTTGGGACGTGGCGGGGCGTCTCTACGGCCTTGATAGCCCACTACGCCAATATCGTCAATACCGTGGATATTACGAACAGGCAGGAGCCGTGGGCGCTGTGGTACTTCTTCGGTGTGGTGGACCGGATCAGGCCTCACGTTGTACCGAGTAACGAGGTTAAACAAGAAGTAATCAAGGCTATGGAGTTCGATTTTGCTTTCGTTGATGCGGTCCACACGTTCGAGGGTGTTAAGCTCGACTTTGAATGCGTAAAGAAGTGCGGGCGGGTTCTATTTCACGACTACCAGGTCATGCGTGGTGTGACTCAGTTCGTGGAT